GAATATTGGGATAATAACGTAGAGCCAACAACACGTATTCAACGTATGTGTCATCTTCGTAATGTACCTTTATTATATGCTTCATCATCATGTATTCACGAATGGCATAAATCACCTTATGGTATGTCTAAAAAGGTAAACGAAGAAACTGCTTTCCCAGGTCAAGTTGGTTTAAGATTTACAACAGTCTATGGTGATGGTGCTCGTGACTCAATGTTTGTTGGTAAATTACTTAGACATGAGTTAAAATTTGCTACTGATCATATTAGAGATTTTATTCACGTAGATGATGTAATTCAAGCAATCGAATTAATCATGTTAAAGATAACCGACTCGCATCTATTTCCTGAAACAGCTCTTCAACCTGCTTATGATATCGGTACCGGAAATGGTTATGCTGTAAGTAATGTAGCTAAAATGCTCTTTCCTGAAGTTCCTATTCAAACAGGTGACGAATGCGAAGCTCAGGATAATACAGCAGATTTAACTGCAATCAATGAGCTTGGATTTAAAGCAAAGATAGACGTACTTGAATACATTGCTAAAAATGGTAAAAGATACTTGTATGATTTTGAACTTTAAAAAACAGTTTACATTTATATGAAAGTGTGATATAATAAACCATGTACAATAAAAGTTTTGATCTTACACCTCGTGATATCGATATAATCGAAACTGCTCTACGTAATAAACTTTTGCGTAGAGCACAAAGTCGTCAGCAACATGTTGAAAGTACAATTCAAGATGCAAGTCAACTTGATAGTGTAAAAGAAATTGATGCCGAAATAAAAGAAATTAATGAACTACTTGGTAGAATTCATAATCAAAAAAACTGGTACAGAACACCAGATGAAATCTATGTTAGTGGTTAACCCTAAGGAGAATACATTTTGAGTATAATGGACAAACTAAAAAAGAACTCTAAGTTGAAACATACTGAAGTTCTTTCTGAATCCAAATTTTTTAATGAGAAGGATATGGTACCAACTAATGTGCCAATGGTAAACGTAGCATTGTCTGGTTCTACTGATGGTGGTTTGGCACCTGGTCTTACAGTATTAGCTGGTCCTTCAAAGCACTTTAAGACTTCATTTGCCTTACTTATGGCTGGTGCTTATCTTAATAAGTATAAAGATGCAGTAATGTTATTCTACGATTCAGAGTTTGGTTCACCACAATCATACTTTGAACAGTTTGATATCGATACAAGCAGAGTACTTCATACACCAATTACAAATGTAGAAGAACTTAAATTTGATCTAATTGGTCAACTTGAAAACCTTGATCGTAAAGATAAAGTCATTGTTGTTATTGATTCAATCGGTAACCTTGCATCAAAGAAAGAAATGGATGATGCTATCAATGAAAAGTCCGTTGCAGATATGTCAAGAGCAAAAGCGCTCAAAGGTTTATTCCGTATGACAACACCGTATCTTGCAATGAAAGATATTCCATTACTTGCTGTTAATCATACTTATCAAGAAATGGGTCTCTTCCCGAAAGCTGTTGTATCTGGTGGTACAGGTATCTATTACTCAGCAGATAATATCTGGATTCTTGGTCGTAGACAACAGAAAAAAGGTACAGAGGTTACAGGTTATGAGTTTGTAATTAACGTTGAAAAGTCTCGGTTTGTAAAAGAAAAATCAAAGATTCCTATTACAGTCTCTTGGGCTGGTGGTGTAGAACAATATTCAGGTTTACTTGAAGTTGCTATCGCTGGTGGCTATGCACAAAAACCAAGTAATGGTTGGTATGAAGCAATTGATCCATCTACGGGTGAAGTACTTACCGGTAAGACACGAGAAGCTGGCACGCTTGAAGAAGACTTCTGGAATCCTGTATTTGAAAAGACAGACTTTAAAGAGTTTATTAAGAAGTCTTATAGTATCGGTCATAAATCAGAAATAGACATGGAAGAGTTTATCGAAGATGCATAAAGAAAACCAAACTTATCAGCTGGTCCCTGGAGAAGAAGGGGATCAGCACTGGTTAGTAAGAATTATTGATGGTGTATTCAACGAATGCGTTATTCAGTACGGATCAATTAGTATCAATGAAGAAAAAAAAGATGAAATGAATTTTAATTTTTTTGTTGAATCCTCACCTGATCCTGAACTTACTTCGGAAAATCCTGAATTACAAGAAGAAGCCGGTGAGATTCTTCAAGCTATTATTACTGACGCATTAAAAGATGGCTCTGCTGTAATAGAGGATAAAATTTAAAGGTTTACAATTGTTTAAGAATATGATATAATAAACAATAACTTGGAGCTAAAATGCAAACAAATCTTGAACAAACTATCCTTCGTAATGTACTTACAGATGAAAAGTACATGCGCAAAGTATTACCTTTTGTTAAACCAGATTATTTTATGGGTGTATATCGTACTCTCTTTAAAGAAGCTGGTAAGTACGTAGCAAAATATAATACCTTACCTACAGCAGAAACTCTTGTAATTGAATTGCAGGAATCAAGCAATATGTCCGATGAACAATTTCAAATGGCTATGGAGATTGTTCCTCAGTTATATACCAGAGAAAAAATTGATCAAGATTGGTTAGTCAACTCTACAGAAAAATGGTGTCAGGACAGAGCTATTCATATTGCTATTATGGAATCAATATCTATTATTGATGGTAAACATGAAAGCATGACTAAGAATGCTTTACCACAATTGTTATCCGATGCACTCGGTGTTTCGTTTGATAAGAATGTAGGTCACGATTATATTGAGAATGCCGATGAACGTTTTGAATTTTATCATCTTGAAGAAAACCGTATTCCTTTTGATTTAGAATATCTTAATAAAATTACAAAGAACGGTGTACCAAATAAAAGTCTGAATATTTGTTTAGCAGGTACCGGTGTAGGTAAATCTTTGTTTATGTGTCATCTTGCTTCTGCTAATCTTTCGGCAGGCCTTAACGTCCTTTATATTACTATGGAAATGGCAGAAGAAAGAATTGCAGAACGTATCGATGCTAACTTGTTAAATGTTCCTATCGATCAACTTGAAAATATTTCAAAAGATATGTTCTCTGCAAAGGTTGCAGATATTCAACGTAAAACTAATGGTAAGTTAATTGTAAAGGAATACCCTACAGGTTCTGCACACTCTGGTCATTTTAGAGCATTACTCAATGAACTAAAACTAAAAAAGCAATTTATGCCAGATGTGATCTATATTGATTACTTAAATATTTGTTCATCATCTCGTATGAAAGCAATGGGAGGATCTATCAATTCATATACATACATTAAAGCAATTGCTGAAGAGTTACGCGGTCTTGCGGTTGAATTTGACTTACCGATCTGGTCTGCAACGCAAACGACTCGTAGCGGTTATGGTAACTCGGATGTTGGGCTTGAGGATACGTCCGAGTCTTTTGGATTACCCGCTACAGCAGATCTAATGCTTGCTCTTATCTCTACCGAAGAACTTGAAAAACTTAATCAAGTAATGGTAAAACAATTAAAGAATAGATATAACGATCCTACAAACCATAAACGATTTGTTCTTGGTATAGATAGATCTAAGATGCGTTTATACGATGTCGCTGAATCAGAACAAACATTAACTACAGATCAAGATACACCGGTATTTGATAGATCAACAGCTGGTGAAAAAATTAATTCAGAAAAATTTGGAGATTTTAAGCTATGAACTATAAAGGACCAGGCCCATCTTTAAGCACATATTGGGGTGACGATGAATTTTCAGATCGTAGAGCAGAAGTCATGAAAAATGACGAAGGATTCTATGTTGAAATGTATATGAAAGATGAACTCCACGAGTCTCGTCCTTTATATAATCACAGTGAACGTTATGCCGAAGATTGCGCAGAAAATTTTGTAATGGGGTATTTTGCGTGATACATAAATTTTGTAAAAAATTTGGTCTTGCCGACGAATATGGATACTGTGATATGAGTATTGTTGGCTTTATTGTTATCTGGAGCTTCTTTTTGTATGGAGCCTATCTTGCTATTATGGACATAATTAAATGAATGTAAAACTTATCAGTTATTCTCAACCTGCGCCTGCTGAATATAAAGGCTTTCATGAAAAGAAATCAAATGCAGATAAAGACGTACAAAACCTTAT